CTAAATGGTACAAGAAGCATACGTAAGTATTTTTGATTCTACTGAATATAAAGATTATGTTGCAGCAAGAGATGCTGAACTACCTGACGAAACAGAAGAAGAAAAAAGACGTAGATTAGAACGAGAAAGATTGGCTGCTATTCAAGCAGAACAACAAGCTACTCCACCACAGCCTCAAGAAGTTATTGAAGAGGAACCTATTGTTGTGGAAGAAGAAGTTGTAGATGATAGTTATGTAAGTATTTTTGAAACTCCTGAGTATTTAGAATATGCTCAAGCTCAAACAGTTGGAAGACCTTTAGAAGAGTTAGGAGATGATATAGCTTTTGCTCGTAAAGTAAATTATGGTATGGCTCAAGAACCTACAGCAGTAGGCAGTGCTTATCGTTTAATCAAAGCAGGTGTTCAAGCTGGTCTTGACCCTGACGAAGATTATAAAGAAGCAAGGGCAAGAATAGAAAACGAAAGACAAGAAAGAATCTTAGAAGAGTTTCCTGAGTTTAGAGGAAAACAAGAAGATGCTGGAGTACTTACTGGAAGAGGTACAATGGCTTTAATTGACCCTGTAACTTTTTTAATACCTTGGACTAAGATTGCAAAAGCTGGTAAAATTGCTAGTATTAGTTCAGGTGCTGGTGTTGCTGCTGTTGATTTATCTTTACGTGAAGAAGCTTTGTATGGTAAAATACAACCAGAAACTGTTTTACTTGGTTTAGGTTTAGGTGCTGCAGGTGCTACTGTTGGTGAGGTTGTGATGGCTTATGCTAAACGAGGAGTGAATGAAACTGTAACAGTAACAACTGAAACAGGTAAGAAAGTTAAAAAGAAAGTAGAAATACCTGCTTCTAAAGAACAGCCTCCTATAAATAAAAAAGATATACCAGCAGTTCAAAGAGCTGAAGCAGCTACAGCAGAAGCAGCAGAAGAAGCAATAGAAAGTCAAGGTATTTTATATGCTAGACTAAGAGAAATAGCAGCTAAAAGAGAAGCACTTCAAACACAAATTAAAAAAATAAAAGAAGGTAAGCCTCTTACTCCATCACAAATTGACAAAGCTTCTAAAGATACAAAAACTTTTAAAACTGCACCAACAGTTAGATTAAATAAACAACTCAAAAAGTTAGAAAAAGAAGAAGGTTTATTAATTAAAGAAATACAAAGAATTACTGGAGAACAAGTTCCTGAAAATATATTAGATATTTTGACTAAAGGAATGGTAGCAGGTTTTAAAGAGAATGTATTAACTGATGGAATGGCTAGAGCTTTAGTTCAAGAAGCAGTTAGACCTTTATTTGGTGGTGTTATAGGTGCAGGTATAGGAGCATCTTTTACTGATAAGAATGACACTAACTCTACAATGGCTACAATGGCTGCAATGGGATTTTTAGCAGGTGCATTTCAACGTAAGATTCAAACTTCTCCCTATAAACTTATTGCTAAATCTATAAAAAATGCAGCCGGTGAAGAGATAGATATTATGTATAGGCGTAGTATTTATACTTATTTGAAAAGTTTGACAGCCGGTTCACACGTACAAGACTTAATGGCTTTTTCGAAACCAGTCGTTAATTATGCTGCTAGGATGTTTAAGATGCAAGGTGGTGGCGTTGCTGTGGGTAAATCGACTAAAGGTTTATCTGTAGAAGAAGAAGCACTTAGACAAGCTGCTGCTTGGAGAGGCGAACTGATTGACATGATTAGTGAAGTAGATACTGAAGTGATGATACTTGCTGGTAAAATTGTTAATGAACGTGGGTTAAATAAAAGTGTAAAAACTAGATTCTTGAAGCCAGAAGATTTAAAAAGTTCAAGATTAAAAGAAGCTAAAGAATTAGCTGTAAAAGTAGAGGATTATACTTTAAGATTTAAAGAATACGCAAAATCTGCAGGATTAGATTTTACTGACGAAGCACGTTACGGTTTAACACAAATGTTAAATGATAAAGTAATTAGTCAGATGCCTCAAACTAGTGTTAGAACTAGGTTAGCTACTGCATTTATTGTTCAAAGTAAAAATGAAGTAGCAAGAGGAGTTAGAAAAAAAGTTATTGCCGAAAAACAAGCTTTTAAAATAGCAGATAATTATTTATTAGCAAGTAAAACACCCCGATCTAATTCAATATGGGCAAAAGAAGGCGATGGTTGGCGAGGTAATGATGTGGGAGAGTTTGTAGGAAGAAGAGCTTCAGACGAAGACTTTGTATTAACTGCAGCTAGACATTTTAATAAAGAAAGAACATTGTATGACCAAGAAGCAAGAGCATTAGTTTCTGATTTATTTGAACAAAATCCTTTATTAACTTTAAAACAACTAACAGAAAATACTATACCTGTTGCAGAGTTTTCTAGAGTGTTTGGTGCTAGAGGAGAAGGCATTAAAACTTTATTTAAAGATATTGATAATGAAATGTTAAAACTTGCTCGTAAGCAAACTAATAAACGTTTTGTAGATTCTGAAGAATTGTATGAACTTATGCCGGGGTTTGCTCATCGTGCATCGGCAGAAAAACAAAAGATTAAAGATTCACTAGAGGCTTATTTTAAAGTTTATGGTGCTGCTTCATTACCAACAACTGAGGCAGGGAGAGCAACAGCAGTACTTTTACAATCAGTTTTAGCTACGACAAGACTTACAAAGGTAGCAATACCAAGTATGGGAGACTGGATGCAAACTCTTACTAATAGTGGGTTTGGTCCTGCAGCTAAATCTGCGTTGAATCAGATTAAGAAAACTGGTAAAGGTGCAGACACATTAGCTTTAAGAGGTACTGTCAAACAAATAGATGGTGAAGACGCAACATTTTTAGATAAGTTTTTAGGTAATAATAGATACGATAACATTATTGAAAGAGAACTACAAGATGTGTTTTTAATGGGTTCTGGACCGGCTGCGTTAGTTCAAAGACGAGCAGCAGATTTTACTAGAAAATTTTTTGAAGTAGTTCAGCTTGGTAGAATAACAAGGATTGCTCGTGGGTTTGCGTTTGATGCAGGACTTCATAGAGTTATGGATATATCTAGAAAAGTTGGAAAAGGAAAAAAAGTTTCTAATGCTTTACAAAAAGAATTAGATACACTCGGTTTAAACGTAGACAATGTAATTTATTTAAGTAAGTTTAAAAACGTTGATGATGCTTTTGCAGATGCAACAGGTAAACAATACCTCACTAAAGCCGGTATAAAGTCTGCAGATAGAGATGCTATTATTCCTACAGTTGGTAACAGGAGATTATTTTCTCAAAGTAAAAATCCTTATGTTAAATTTTTAGGAAGTTTCTTATCGTGGGCACAAGCTAAAACTTCTCAAACTAATGCATTAATAGCACGTATGGAACAAGGAGATGGAGCATTAGCTATGCGTATAGCTGCTGCTTTACCATTATATTACTCTATTATGTCAGCTCAAATAGCATTATCAAGTAACCAAGAGTATAAAGAACAAAGAAACGAAGAAGAGTGGTGGCAAAAGTTTGGAGAAACATTATCTTTCTCAGGTTTAAACACTGTATGGGTTGATAAAGCACGTAACATGGTAAAATTTTCTGGTTACGGAACAAATGTTCCAGAACAAATAGCACCTGTATTAGGTTTTATCGATGATTTAGGACAGTTTTTATTATCACCGTTTACAGAAAGAGAAACTATAGAGACAGGAGCTAAGTTAGTTCCTTTTGGTAAAGATATATATAGTGGTGCAGAACAATTAATGGAAGATGACAGGACAAGTTTAACATTAGGAGGACTAGTTGGTGAAGAAACTATTGAAGGTCCTGAAGTACCTTTTACACAGGATAATGCTGCTGATAGAATCAACCCCATCACAGGATTACCATACAATCAACCCCTTATTAAGTACCAATAATATGAATATAGAACAATGCAAAGCTGAAATCAAACGACACGAGGGCGAAGTCCTAGAGATTTATATGGATAGTTTAGGCTATAAGACTCTAGGAGTTGGTCATCTATGTCAACCTAATGACCCTGAATATGATTGGGAAGTTGGGACACCTGTTCCACAATCAGTTGTAGATAGATACTATATGATAGACTTTGATAAGCATTATGCAGAAGCTATACACGTGTTTGGAGACAAGGATGAGTTTAATAACTTACCTGAACCTATACAACGTGTGTTAGTCAACATGTGTTTTAACTTAGGTGGTACAAGACTTTCAAAGTTTCGTAACATGTTAAAAGCTTGTAGAGAGCATAACTGGTTTGAAATGGCTAGACAAATGCAAGACAGTAAGTGGTATGGACAAGTGGGTAGACGTAGCTGGGAGTTACAGCAGGTTGTAATGGGGCAAGTTTAATGCTCCTGTACACTGAGAAACAATTAAACACAGCCTATAATATCTATAGGATGCATCAAATTGGACAAGGTTTAGGTTTTATGCAATTAGAAAACTTTAGAAGATTGTATGAAGAGATAATGGAGAAGATAGTATGAAAGGAATATTAAAAAATATAGTAGGTGCAGTAGCCCCAACATTAGGAACTGCTTTAGGTGGTCCTATGGGTGGTATGGCTGCTAATATGATAGCTGAAGTATTGGGTGTTCCTAACAATCCTAAGTCTATAGAAAAAGCTATTGCAGAAGCTACACCTGAACAAATGCTTGAGCTTAAAAAAGCTGAAAATGCTTTTGAAGTTCAAATGAAAGAGCTAGATGTAGATGTATTTAAACTAGAAGTAGCTGATGGGCAAGATGCTAGGTCAAAGTTTAGTAAAGATTGGACAGCTAGAATTATGGGGATTGCTGTTGTTGGTGGATTTATGGGCTACATATTTCTAGTAACACTA